TGAATACCTGGGATGAATTGACGGAAATTTTGTTGATAGAAAAATATGACGAGGTGTGTAAAAAGCATTGGGATATGGCATTTCCAGAATATTGGATGAATTTTATAAAGAATTATAAATATCCAGAAGAGGTAGTATGAAAGACCCAATATCTGAAGCTTTAGACACATCATTTGAACAAGAAAAAGCATCATCAAATCTTGAAATTGAAAAAATCAATCAAGAAATTTCAGCATTAGAAAAAACAAAAGAAAAAGTTCGAAAAAAAGCATTTGCTCTTGAGGACAAAGAATATCTCGAGTTTGAATTGAAATCTCTAATAGCTTCGAATCAGAACATTAAAGCCCGTTTAGAAGATGAATTGATGAAACAAGGAACAAAAGCTTCTATGTTTGAAGTTTATACACTTGTTTGTAATACTATACAAAATGCGTTAAGAGAATTACGACAATTGAACAGAGATATTGTAGATGTTGCGATTGCTGAAAGACGAATGACTGTTAGAGAAACGGAAGTAGGAGTAACAAAGAATCAAATTTCGGGACCAGTTACAGTTAACAATTCTTTCATAATGAATTCCAACGACATAGATAAAATGATTAGAGACGCCCAACAAAATTCTCAGTTAAACGCTATAGAAGTTAATTTCGAAGAAGATAAAGATAACGTCAAAAACTAACACAATAAATAATTAAAAGCTAGGAGACTTCTTTGAGATTTAAGGAATATTATCAAGCAACTATTCGTCAGTCCAAACTTGACATTTTTGAGCAAGTGTTTGACAAATATTACGCTAAAGGATTTTTTGGAACGTTGTCTGAGTCTGTCGTCAAGAAACAGCAGAAGTCTTGGTTTGAAAAGTTTTTAATAATTATAGAAAATAAAGATTATGAAGGATTGATGTCAGTTTTAGAAGATAGACAGAACTTAGTAACGAGAGAATGGTTCTCTAGGCTTTGTGAAGTTGATATCATGGAAAAGTCAAGAAAAGAAATAGAGCAGGCAATTCAGAAAAAGTTGAAATGAACTTCTTTGCCTACATCCAATCAATCAATCCTTTTTCTATTGAAGAATTAAACAAACAAAAAAACATTTCTCAGAAACTCTTCTATTGTAGAACCCATCTAAAAGAACTCGCCAAAGGTTCTTCTAGGAATGTTTTTGATTTTGGAGAATCTGTCATCAAAATCGCCAGAAATCAAAAAGGAATAGAACAGAACAAAGTTGAAATGGAGATTGGGAAAATCAGACCAGACTGCGTTCCAAATTTAATTCTATTCACCGATGATTGTAGCTGGAATGTTTTTGAAAAAGTAGAACCAATCACAAAAGAAGAATTTGAAAAACTAACAAATACAACATTAACAATTCTACACGAACTACTAAAATACAAAAAAGATAGAAAAAGAAAAAACATTGATATTGATTACAAAAAAGAAAATCAAATACAAAACAACAAACTCCTGAATGAACTTTCTCAACTAATAGAAAATTACAATCTTTCGGTCGGAGATATGGTAAGAATCTCGAGCTGGGGAAAGAAAAATGGAAAAGTTCTCTTGATTGACTTTGGACTAACTTCAGAAATCTATCAGAAATATTATAAGAAGTAAGAACAAATACTATATACTTTGAAACGAGGTTAGAAATTATGTTTGATGGAAATCCTATGTTGCGTGGTGCTGGGGAAACCTTTGAATACACCCCGGATATGATTAAAGAGATAATTAAATGTAAGGAAGATATACTCTATTTTGCTGAGAATTATTTTTATATTCAGAATTTGGACAAAGGTAAGATAAAAATTCCACTTTGGGGGTTTCAAAAAAGTCTTATAAAAGCGATGAAAGAGCCGCCCAATGGTAAAAAACATATATGTATTTTAGCTGCTAGACAGATGTCGAAAACCACAGTTATGACAATTTATCTACTTCATGAATTTCTTTTTAAAAAAGACTACACAATCGCGATTTTGGCTAACAGAGAAGCGACGGCTATAGAAATTTTAGGAAGAATTCAGATGGCATATTCGCTTCTTCCTATTTGGATGCAGCGAGGTGTAGTAGTATACAATAAAAAGGAAGTGTTGTTAGAAAATGGCGTTCGGATTTTGGCATCATCTACGTCATCAAATTCAATACGTGGATATTCTATAAATTGTGTTGACGAAAATGGACAAGTTACAGTAAAGTTTAATAACGAACAAATTCAAACAATATCAATAAGAAAATTGAAATTATATATGAAGTATTCTACAAAGTTTGATAATAAACATATATATCTCAACCATAATAATATTAAAGTTTTAACGGATGTTGGGTATAAAGATTTCTATGGTATATCATCAATAAAACAAGAAACTATAAAATTAACATTTGAATCTGGTATTGAAATTATAACAACTCCAGAACATAAATTATTTGATGAAAATTTACATACCTACAATGCTGAAGATTTTGTTGGAAAATCCGCACATTCTATAGGTATTGGTCAAGATAAATGTATAAAAAAACAAATATTTGAAACTAGAGAAGTTTGTGATTTGATAAATGTATCAGATGTTAATAGATTTTATTATAATTCAAAATTGATAAGTAATTGCGTTGCGCTTGACGAGGCATCGTTTATAGCCGATTATATTTGGGATGATTTTCAAGCGTCAGTTTTACCAACAATTTCGTCAAGTAGAAATGGAAAAATAATAATGGTTTCTACTCCTAATGGATTGAATCATTTTTACAATATATACAAAGCAGGGGTTTTAGGAGAAAATGATTTTTATTCTGTTAAACTTCCTTGGCACTTACATCCAGAGAGAGATGAGAAATGGAAAGAAGGTATATTAAGAAGCGGATTTTCTCTACAACAATTTCAACAAGAATACAATTGTAAATTCCTCGGTTCCTCCTCCCAACTAATAGAAGCGGATAAATTAGAAGAATTAACTCCGAGAGAGCCTATTGATATTTCTCATTATTCCGGCGCACTTCAAATTTACGAACAGCCGATAGAAGGTGAGAAATATATTATTGGCGTAGACCCAGGAAAGGGTTCTGGAAATGATTATTCTGTTATTCAAGTTCTAAAAATCGTATCGGAATATGAAATTCATCAAGTTGCGGTTTTTCGTTCTAACTACATAAAGATTGACAAGCTGGTAGACATCACCATAGGAATTTCTGATTTTTACAATGAATGTGAAGTGATGGCTGAGTCTAATGATGTTGGTGAGTTATTTTGCGACGACCTTTGGAACAAGAAGAGTTTTGAAAGATTGTTAAATTGTGATAAAAAGGGATTAGGGATTCGCGCTACCAAAAAATCCAAACTTGAGGGAAATCTTCTTCTTAAAAAATATATTGAGAATGATTGGTTGGCTGTTTGTGACAAGAGAACTATTTATGAATTGTCTCGTTATATTGAAGTTTCGCCTAATGTATTTCATGCGGAAGGCCAGAACGAGAATGATGATTGTGTTTCGAGTTTGCTTTGGGCTTTATATTATCTCACAACCGATTTTTATGATAAGACGGATACGAAAGCCTCAGAAGATGGTGAAAAAAATTCATTTTCTAATTTTGCCATAATGGATGGAAATGTTGTTGGTGGTGGATATGATGAATATGGTTTTGGTGCAGATGGTTTTGGAAATTTCAATAGTTTTGATAGCCGATTTGGTATGTTATAAATCTTATAAATAACAGTATATAGGAGAATAAAAGTATGGCTTACACAGGACTTCCTGGCATCACAACCACAGAAGTAGATAATTCGCAGATTAATGTTGTAGATAACAGCACGGTAATTGCTACGGTTGGTTTGGCTAGAAAAGGTATAGTTAATTCTAAGGTTTTAGTAAGAAGTGAACAAGAATTAATTTCAAAATTTGGCTCGCCTCTTGTTTCTGGAGGAATCCCATCTAGTCAGGTAATTGATTATGGAATTTATGCCGCAAGAGAATCACTAAAAGAAACAACAAATGTTTATTTCGTTCGTGCTACTAATGGAACAGAAGTTTATTCAGGCGTTGGTATTTCTGGAACCTCGGCTACTTCGGCTACTTCGGTTTCGCTTCCTATTACAGCATTGGCGACATCAGCAGTAACATCAACTTATCCAGAAGGGTATAGCAATAACGATATTGGAGATTTCACAAGTATTACAACGTCTCTGGATGTCCATGCTAACGCGCCGGGTGTTTGGGGAAACGACATAGCGATTTCTGTTATTACACCAGCCATGACAGCGAGTGCTGGTACTTCGGCTTTAGTAGATTGGAAGTATAAGTATGATGAAGAAAATAATGTATCAGCAGCAAATGCCAAGTGGAAGTCGATTTTCAAGATTAATGTTTATGTTAAAAATACTTCCGATACTTTTGGTGCTCTTTGGTCTTCCATTTCTGCTAATCCTAACGAGTCTTTTTACGTTTCTCATGATTACACTGTTCTCGATAATTCAGGTAATTCGTTGTTTGTTGAAGAGGTTGTTAATGGGAATTCGCAATACATTTATGTAAAATCGAATGCGATAATGCCTGCATACACATCGTCATATTTCCAGCTTTCCGGTGGAGTTAATACTTCATATGTAGCAGCGGCTCAAGCAAGTTATGAAGCGGCTTGGAGATTTTATTCAAATAAGTCGTCTCAGACAATTGACATTTTTAATGTAACTCCTTGTAATGGTTTGGTTTCGGGAACAAGTGTTACTACGGGTCTTGCGTCGGTCGTAGATTCGGTTATTTCTCAGAGAATGGATGTATTCGCGGTTTCTAATGTTGGGAAAGTGTCGGATGTAACTAAAGCAAACATTCTTGCCGCAGATTTTGCTGGACTTGGTTCCGGAACGGTTTCAAATCCTTCTTATTGGGGTAAGTACGTTGGTTGGCAGCAAGTTCTCGACCCATATAATTCTGTTCGCGTTTGGCTTCCTAACTCAATCTTTGCAGCTTCGGTTATTGCAAGGACAGATAGAGTAGCGAATCGGTGGGATGCTCCTGCTGGAACGGATTTTGGTGGAGTTCCTGCTGCGAAACAAAACATTTCTCTTTCAGATGCCGATATGGGTGATTTATACGCACGTTATAACATTAACAGCGTAAAGAGAATAGCTGGGGTTCAATATATTTGGGGTCAGAAGACGGCTCAATTAAAGAATACAGCAAGAGACAGAATTAACGTTCGTCGTATGCTTCTGTATGTTGAAAGGAATGTTGAGAATATCCTCGCTTCGTTCTTGTTTAAGGGAAATTCTGCAAAGACTCGCGAACGTGTTGCGAGTCTTATTAACAACTTCATGTCAGCAGTTAAGACAGGTGAAGGAGTTCAATCTTTTAGACCGGTAGTTGATGATTCAAACAATACAGAAACTACTATTGCTCAGAACATTTTGAATGCTGATTTATATATTCAACCAACATATGCGATTGAATATATAAATCTTAAGGTAATTATAACCGCCGACTCCGTAACGGTTTCGGAATAAGGAGTAAAAAGAAATGGCTAGAATTTCTCCTATGTTTATTGAAGGACGAAACATAAAGAACTTTGCGGATATTGAACGTTCGTTTATGTTTGAAGTTGAGATTATGAACTTCACCAGCAAACAACTTCCTGGGTATGACAAAGCTCTTGGAACTAATTGGAAGACGGAAGATGTCACTCTAAGAGCTAGAAATTGTTCAATCCCTCAGAGAGGGCACGAAACAATTGAATCTAATTTTGGTGCGATGAAGCAATTCTTTCCAGGAAAGCCAACATTCAGCAACACTACACAAATTCAGTTTGAAGAGACGGAATCTCAAGGAATTGGTGTTTGGCTTTATAATTGGCATCAGATGATTTTTGATGTCACTAAAGGCCATGCTAATTCAGGGAAGAAGCGCGGAATTGGTGAATCGGATGCTTATGTTGACATGATTAGAATTACTCCGGTAAGATACAACGGAGAAGTTTTCAACAACTCTATATATTTTTACAATGCTTGGCTTCAGAATGTCGATGATGTTTCTCTTGATTATTCAACAAACGAAGCTGTCAAGTACAATGCTACATTCCAGTTTGACTTTTGGTTGATGGGTGATACTGACAATCCTCCATATATCGGCGGACCCAATCCTCAGTTGAAACTAAATGTTCAGGAGACAGCTAGTTAATAAATGGCAAATGCTCAAGGAAATTTACTAAATGATGGTGGTTCTTTAACAAATAGAATCGCCTCATTTTATCAGAATAAGACCATTCAGCGGGCTTATAATTTCCTTGTATATTTTGATGAAGTGGGGCTTTCACCTCATATCAATCCTTTTTCTAATTTGAATTCATATCATGCAGTTTCGGTTGAATTGCCTAATTACGAATTCAAAAAAGAAGACCAAGTAATAGGGCCGTTTGTGAAATCATTTCCAATTCTTTCTCATAATGGATTTGAGTTTACTGTTAAATTTGAAGAAGATTCGGATGGAAATGTTGAGAATTTGATTAGAAAACTTATCAGGAGAAATATAGATTCGGATGGTTATCATAGAAGTTTTTCAGAAACAATGATACCAAATATTGTTGTAAGTGTATTTCAAGCTAATGGTGATAATGTTCGCAAGGTTCATTTCAAGAATTGTTATTATCTTAAAGCATCTACAGCAAATTTCTCATATGAAGAGGGGAAACAGATTTTTTACGACATAACATTCAACGCAGACCATTTTATTGAAGAAGACAGAAAGGGTGCCGTAAATCAGATGGGCCGTTGAGTTCTATCATATATACTTGTATATCACGAAAGGTTAAGATATGTCAGTACCAAGAAAGCGGCAGCCCATTGTTAAAGAGTTTGTGGAGCCTATTAAAGAAACCATTACAACCAAATCCAACATGTTTCCTATTGAAGGGATTCCGACAGATTATAAGTTGTATCCAGAGAACACACAAATCTTTGGTCGTCCGTTAACCGTAAAAGAAGTCAAACTTCTTGCTGGTATGAATGAGACGAATTTTACATTCATCATCAACGAGATTCTTCAAAATGCGACATCGGGAATTGAAATTGATGAATTGTATGTCGCGGACAAGTTATATATTCTTTTCTGGCTTCGTGCGAATACTTACAAGAATGAAGGTTATTCGACAGAGTTTGTGTGCTCTCATTGTGGGGCAAAGAACAGCTATCTATTTACTATGGATAAGCTAAAAATCATTTCGTTGAGTGAGAAGGAGTTTGACCCAGACCAAGAGATTGAGCTTCTGAATGTATCTGATAAAATAAAGATAAACTTTCCGAAGGTCAAGGATGAGAATCAAGTCACCCAGATGTTGAAGGCTAATAAGAACAGTTCTATTAAACTAGACGAAGACATTCTTTCGATGGCAGTTATGATTAAGACTATCAATGGAGAGGAAATGTCTCTTAGGTATGTTTACGAATATCTGAATAATCTTTCGGTTGAAGATTTTGCTTTTATTAAGTCGCATTTGGAAGATTTGGACATTGGGGTATCGTCGGATATTCCTGTATTTTGTTCTAATACATCTTGTCAGGAGGAAAACCTAATTGAGGTTCGATTTCACTCTGAGTTCTTTCTTCCCAAGTATCAACATAGAGCAAATTCTTGATATTGAATTCTCGTTAGCAGTCCATGCGAATATAACAGGAATTGAAAATAGAGACTTTTATGAAATTTTGTGTTTAAGAGACAGATTAGATTCTTATATACAAAAGAGAAATGAAAGTCTTCAAGGAAAATCTCAGTCAGTTAACTTGGCGAGTATGTTAGGTAAATAAGAGTATGGAATACGACCAGTGGGATGCTTTACCAAATAAAAACTTTTTTGTGAAATGTGTTTCTGCATATGATTGTGAAAGAGAATTGTATGATGTTCTTCAAATGGAAGGCTGGAATCATCATGCGGTATCTATGAGATATTACACTATTTCAATTTCAGCAGATAAGTTATACGGTGAAGATAACGCTCGAGTTATTCAGAGAGCTTTTGATTTCAACGCTCACTACGAATTGCCAAGAGAGGAGAGAATGTTTTCTTCTCTTGGTACAATTGTAATTGATAATTTTCCAATCTACATCAACATGCTCCATTTTGGGGTAGCGTCTCAATATAGTTCATCGGGAGTTTCGGCAACATATCCTAGTTATGAACCAAAAATAGGAGATGTTGTTTACGCCAAATACAACGACAAATTCTACGAAGTTAACATGGTAAAAGCCGAAGACGAAATCTTTTTACAAGGAAAACATTCGTGGACGCTACAATTGGTTGAATTCAAGAATAAAGGATATTTGATAAGTCAAGAACTTTTGGATTCTGGAGATTATATCACCACATCTGCCTCGGGAGTTAATGTTGTTGATGTTTATGGATTGAATGATGTAATTGATGAAGAGAAAAAAGATTTCTTATACGAACCAGGAGTTACGGAATGTGCTCCTAAAGACCCAAATAATTCTTGGTGGGTGGATAGGTTATAAAATAGCTAAATATTTACATGGCGGCGAATCCCTCAGATATATTAAACGAAGTTTTAGCAGCATCTAACAAGATCGCTGCTTCTCAACTTGATTCTGTAAAAACATTGAACGGAATCCAAGACAAAATTTCGGATAGAAGTAAGAAACTCTCCAAAACAATTCGAAATACAATTGACCAGTTAGACCTGTTCGCTCAAGAACAGAAACAGAAGAAATACGAGAAGAAAAACGATTGGTCTATTTTATCATTCATTAAAAACACATCACTTCTTTTAGAAAAAACAACAAAAAAAAAGAGTGTGAAGGAACTGATAAAAAAAGAGAATTCGAATGAAAAACATTACGACAAAGTAACAATCACAAATTCTAATTTGACTGTCCGAGGAAATCTGTTTGTTAATTCTAAATCATTCAAAGTTCCTGTAGATATAGCTAAATCAAAACAATCTTCGGAAGACTTTTATAGAACAGATGATTCGGATTACATGAGCGAAGAACTAGAACTGCTTAAAAGTATTGAAAGTAAATTGAACTTTTCAGGAACTGGTGGTGCGGGTATATTTGACGCTTTATTTGGGGGTATTTCTGGTTTAGTAAAACTGTTCACGGGCGCATCTACGTTGGGTTTGGGTGGAATTGCCGGAGCAATGTTCAAGCTTCCGAAGTTCAAACAACTTGGAAATTTGTTAAAGCCTCTTTCTAAATTAAAAACAGGATTTGGTAGTTTGACTGGGGCGAGAAAACTTCTAAACAACCCAAAAATGATAATTCCTTTGGTAATCGGCGCATCGGCTGTTGGAATTTATGATGCGCTAAAAATTCGCGAAGCTGTAAAATCAGAAGGTGGTTCTCCGTTAGACGACGTTGGGAATGCAGAACAAAGACAAAATGGTGGTAGGGTATTTTCGGGAAAACCATACATTGTTGGTGAACAGGGTCCGGAATTATTCACTCCGAGAGAAACAGGAAGAATAATACCAAACAACAAGTTACTATCTCATGGTGATAAATATCGTTCTGAAGATACTGCGGAAATAGACAGAATTCTTGATTTGGTTCGTGAACAAAACAAGCTATCTTCTAACACATTTGATTTCTTTACCGAATCATTTGATAAAGTTTTGGATTTTTTTAAACCATCAAATTTATTAGAACTTATTAAAAAAAGTGTAAAAGGAATGTTGGGTCGTGCGGGTGAAAAAATTAGAGATGTTAGTGTAAAGGTTAAAAATACAGCAGTCAATTTAATAAACACTGCGTCGGATGTTGGTAACAAAGGATTGAATTTTGTTGGGTTGGGAAACGTATTTCAATTTGGAAAACTACCTAACTTTCAACCTCAAGCCGCCCCAGCTAGAAGAATTGGCGATAAAAATGTTCCGAGAGATATGAGGGTAACATTACACAAAAATGAAATGGTTATTCCTGCCGCCCCCTCTGAAACATTAAGAGCCGTGGCTAAATTACAAAATCAAAATCTTTCAACCTCACAATTGCCTCAGTATACTCAACGGAGCCAATTAGGAAAAGAGTTCTGGATGGATGAGTTCGTTCCTAAGTTTGCCTCAATAATATCAACAAAACAACCAGATAATAGATTAAGAAGTTATAGTATTGGTAATGTATTTGGAGTTCCCTAATGGATATTCGTCAATTTTTTAACGCAGAATATTCTAGGCTACAGATTGCCAATGATAATATTGAAAAAGAATTAACAAAAACAACAGAAATTATTGATTCTCAGATAAAAGAATTTGAGAGAATAAATTATATTTTTAGGGGCATTGCTGCTCGTCAAAAAGGCAAATCTAAAAAAGATGACGCGGTTAAAGAACAATCCAAATTAAAAGGATATCAGAAGAAATTAGTAGCTACGTTTTCCAAACTTGTAGAACCTGCAAAATATACGAGAGTTGTAGCAAAAGAAAAAAGTCTTCCATCAAAAATAACATCTGCTAGATTTTTAATTCCTTCGTTGACAATCTCATCGGCGCAGTTCAACAATGTTAATTTTGCAGGAATCAAACAAGAAAGAAAATCTTACCAATCATCTGAAGACTTTTACAGAACAGACGATATTAATAATTTGTATCAAGAAAAGATAAAGATTCTAAAAAGAATAAACGCCAATCTTTCAAAATCCCCAAATATTCAAGATGGTGACAATAAAGAAGAAAAAAAAGAACCCGGCGGATTTTTCGGAAACGCTGGTAACATAATTTCGGCAATGATGGGTGGAAGCTTAGTAGCCAAACTGCTAAAGAAGTTCATTCCGTTTGGATTAGGAAAAACAGGACGGCTCGGTAGACTCGGGAAAGTTTTAACAGGAAAGGCTGCTCAAAAATTAGGCATCTTAGGAAAAGGAGCTTCTGCGGTTGGAAAGAAAGCACTTCCTATTGTTGGTGCTGTTTTCTCAATTTACGACATGGTAAAGGCTGTAAAGACGGGAATAGCGGAGTATAAAAAATACTCAGCCGAGGGGGATAAATTAGCCGCTTCTGGGGCTATAAATTCAACGCTGATGAATGTTTTTGGAAATACTATAAACGTTGTTGGATCTTTCTTACCAGGACCATTAGGTATTGCTTTGTTTGCTCTTGGAACTTCGATGACGATGGTTTCGGATTCGATGAGAGCTGCCAAAGGAAGAACATCGGGATATGTTGGTGAAGCTAGAGAAAAAGTAGCAAAGACCGAACAACTAATAGAAAAGGAAAGAGGAAAAGGAACTCTTGTAGAACTTCGTACAAATTTTGACGACTATACAAACATCTTCTGGGAATATAAGAATGGAGATAATTGGAAACCCGTTATAGATAAATCTACTGGAAAGAATTTATCAGCGATGGCTGGAAAAAATCCAATCATACAAGCAACGGATCCTAAACTTCCGGGAATTCAAACTTACAAACTAAACACAAAGACAGGAATTAGAGAAATTGTGGTAGAAGGTGGGAACATCTATATGATTGTTCCTAATGTTGGAAAAGTAGCAATAGCAACAAGAAAATCAGGCGGCGCTGTTGTTAAGAACAAGCCATATTTGGTTGGAGAACATCGGGCAGAAACATATATTCCTAATAAAATTGGAAGTGTTGCGAGTAAAAAAATAGAGGCTGAAAAAAAGAACATTCGAAAAACAAACAAGAATCAAAAGAAGAAGCTTGAAGATAGTTTCAAAAAGTTTCTAAAAGACGTGACTAATTTGAAGAATGTGTTGTTTGCTCAGAATGTAGTTAGGTCTATAGGAACTTCAGCACCATCAGATGCTACAGCAACGGCTATTAAAAAACACAATATTATAAAAACTGTTGGAGACAATCTACCTTCAGATTACACACCCCAGAAATCTCTTATTAGTTCATTCGCAATAACTCCAAAAATTACAGAAATCGTCGAATCAAAAGGAAGAAAACTGGTTCTTAAAAGTTCAGACGGCACTCTAATTGAACGAATTGGGAATATTAATTGGCGAGCAAACAATCCAGGAAATATACGGCCAACGAAACATTCTTTAAAATGGCCGGGCGTTGTAGGCTCAATAGATACCATAAATGGAAAATTTTTAGTTTTTGATTCTTATGATTCTGGTCGTGAAGCTCTTTATCGTCAATTATTTGAAATGCCTAGTTATAAAAATCTGACAATATCGGAAGCTCTTCAAAAATATGCTCCCGCTGCTGATAAAAACGATCCGGTTGCTTACGCAAAATCGGTAATCGCGGTTGCTGGATCCGATAGTGTTTTGTCATCTTTTGATGAAACAACTAGACACAAAATAATAGATGCTTTCCAAAAAAAAGAAGGATATGTTCCCGGAAAAGAAATAATAAAATCATATTCTGTCGGTTCGTGGAAAATTCCAGAAGATCAAGAAGCGTTTGTTCATAAAGGGGAGATGATTGTTCCAGAATATTACGCCCACAAGATTAGATCAGAAGCCAAGTCCGGAACTATGAACATACAGCAACCCGAAATTGCAGAAGAATATGATATTTATTCAGATGCTTCGTTTTGGATAAATACATTCATGCCAGCTTTAGCAAATGTGGTTAAAATGGAATATGGTGGTGGATAATGAGTTGGAGTATTTACAAAAGAGATGGAAACGATGGAAGTAGCTCATTAGTATCACCTGAGAAATTAAAAGCCGCACAAGAACATAAAATTACAATCGAAATAATGGATCCAAATAACCGAGATTCTTATAAATCAGTCGCCACGGTCGAAGGCTTTATGAAAGAACAGTTCACATATTCTGTCAAAGCATCGTATGAAAATATTATGGGATATGAAGATCCGAAGATGCTGGCCTTAAACTTGTTAAAAGACTACACCCAAAGAAGTGGGGCGTTTAACTCGGGATATGGATCAAAGCGAATGTTTCAGGTTGGTAATTCTTATGTTAGTTTAAATCTGAAATTTAGAGTTTATGATGACCCAAATGTTATGGGACAGTGTGACTTATTATCAAAGTGTTGTTTGCCCTTGATGTCTCGTAATAGTATGATGTTAGGAACGGACGCGCTGGCTGTAATGAAAAACGCGGTTGTTCAGATAGGCGATACTATTGGTCAAACGGCGTATGATGTTTATAGTGGGGATGGGACAAAACTTATAGACACGCCATTGACAGCGTTAGCTTCCAATATAACTACCCGAATGCCTCCTCATCTTAGAGTTTCAGTAGGTTCGTATTTTAAAAAGTCGGAGATGGTTTTGATGGGTGGGGACTTTACACTTTCTAAAGAATTTTCAAAAAAGGACGGTAAGACATACCCTACATATGTTGATTTTGATTTGAATGTTGAAAGTTTATATTCGTCACTATCCCTGCCTGGAAATGATAGCAACGATATCAACGACCAGATTTTTGGTCCAGGATTTACGTCGAAATCATCTAAGGAATCTCGGGTATTTGTTGAAGAAGATATAACCTTGGCGAATGATATATTAGAAAAAGGAAAACAAGGAGTTGCTTCTATTCCTGGACTGTTTCCTACACCTGAGAAGACACCATGAAATATTCAAGAACAAATTATTTTACATCGGAAATTGTAGATTCTTTCATGGAGAAGGATTTGGTTAATAGTGCTTTTTCTCAGTATACATTCAAAGAAGAATTTACAAAATATCCGATTCAATATGGTGACTATATGCGCCCCGATTTGATTTCATATAGGTTTTTCAATACTACGGATTATTGGTGGATTATTCTTAAGTGTAATCCAGAGATTGAAGATATTTGGAATGATGTGGCGGTTGATGACGAACAAGAAGATAAATATCCAGATGCGGTTAAGGTAACAGAGTTCATAAATATTCCTAGCAAACGAGACATTGACGAGTTCTTCAGTTTTGCTAGGAATTTCACGAAATGATTCAACAAGATACAAACATTGAAGGTCAACAATATTACTGTAGGGTATTCATAGATAATATTGAATTGATTTCGAGTTTGATTCATTCTTTATCGATTAGAGAATTTATATTTGACACCGCGCTCGAACTTGATTTAGAATTTATTGATAATGGAACATTTGTTGAGATTTCGCCAATTGTCGATGGTTCGGTTATGAGAGTCGTATTGGCTAAAGACAGAGAAGAAAATCCGATGGAGATTGAATTTGATATTTTGAACACCAAAGTAGCAAAGCAAAATTCGCCCGGAAATTCAATTTATTTCGTTAGTCTGGTAGCCATTCAAAAATCAGATTATATGCTTGGTGAAGTGTCTCAAAAATATTATCAAGGGCCATCTTCTCAGGTAATTGGCGAAGTTGTTTCAAAGAATAAACAACTTACATATGTTGAGGATGTGACATCGAATGATTCGCAGATTTGGTATCAGATTAGTGTAAATGATTCTAATTTTATTAAGCATATTTTAGAGAGAGCATTTTACCAAGAACAAGATTCCCCGATAATTTATGCCACAAAGAACAACACGTTTCATTACACAACATTAAAAACAAAATGTTCTCAGAAAACAAAATTCGTAGCTATTAACAACGACATGTTAGCAATGGACGCAGGGAATCAGAATGTTGTTTTACAGTCCATAATAAAAGAAAAAGATAGAAACAAAACACTATTCTTTAAGAGTGATTATACATTTAATGATAACATGCCCATTGAAAATAGAACGGGCGGGTATGGATTTGATTTTACATATTTTGATGCCACAGATTTCAAAGATCACGTCATAACTTTTAATTATGCGCCATTTACAAACACGATAAACAAACGACAAAATCCTGGAAAATTATATGACAGCATAACATATAATATGCAGAATTCAAATGTTCATGATAATTATCTTTTGGCGTATAATCAGAACAAATATTTGAAGAAGAACATTTTCTCTTATTATACGACCATAACCATTGCTCCAAATCTAAATGTTCAATTGATGGATAAGATAAATGTTTCGTTTATAAAGCAATATGATATTGAAACGAAAACTGTTGGAATTGATGACATTCACTCCGGCGAATATCTTGTTGGTGGAATATATCATAATGTTCATAAAGGCGGATTCTATACAATGATTTTGATTCTCTTTAGGAACGGGTTTAATTTGAAAGAGAATCCAGTTATTCAAAACAACAAACTAATAAAGGTAAAGAAATGAAAGAGCATTTATCCGAATCATTAATAAAAAAGTTAAGAGCCTTTGTTGACGACGGTTCCTTAAATAGATATGACAAACGATACAATGGTGTTGTTGAGGATAATAACGATCCGGAAAGAATTGGTCGCTGCAAAATTCGTGTAATGGGATTGTATGATGGGATTGATACCGATTATCTTCCATGGGCATTACCAGATTTTTCGTTTGTAGGAAGTATTAAAGGATCGTTTGTTGTTCCAGAAAACGGAACGGTTGTAAATGTTTATTACGACGACAATGATATTTACCAGCCAAGATATTTTTCAAAAACATTGGATTTACCAAACTTAAATTTTCAAGCTGATAAAAACGAAGAGTATCCCGATAGTATGATATTTTGGGAAACCGAAAATGGTTCATTCTCAAAATTTAATAGAAAAAAGGGAGAATACTCTCTAAAGACACATACTGGAGTTTTTGTTAAGATATTCGAAAGTGGAGTTATAGAAGTTTCGAACGACGCTACAGATGTTGGCGATTTGACTTTGAATCTTCGCGGAAACTTTAATATTTCGAATCCGTTTGGAAACATAAACATTTTCACAAATAATTTAAATCTTTCGGGTTACGGCGATATGAACATTGTAAATAACGGAACAACAAAAATACATTCTTTGGAAAATGCAGAATTGATGGTAAATGGAAATTGTGATATTGTTGCTGGTGGACAAACAAAAATAACAGCTAAAGAAAAATGTACGGTTGAAGCTATGTCTTGTGATGTTCTAGCAAACGAGATAAATTTTGATATTGCCACGGGTCCAAGAACCGACATTTTGGATGTTGATGGTGTCCCAGATACTGCTGCTAATAAAAAATCATTATTTTTTGAAATGAATGTTGGTAGTGAGGAGGGGGTTCCGCTTATGTCTGTCACACCGTCAATTAAGGGTGGACCGTTTAATACAATGATGTTCGATCCTCTAACCGGAGCTATTCACCAAGGAAGAAGTGTTAAAGGAGCTTCGTTCATAAAAACGGTCGATCCAATAAAAGAAGCTGAACTTATTCGTCAAACATCAATTATTAAGGCGGAACAAGCTAAAGCCGTTTCTGATAAGACTATTGAAATAACTAAGAAATATAATTCGGTTACAGAACAGACTAAATTGTTAGTGTCTGGCCCGGCGGCGGTCGCGTTTACGCAAAAGAAAAAGGCCGAAGAAATTGCTTCGTCAATTGAAAGTATTAATAAAGAATATGCTGTTAAGATAGAAGATTTGAAGAATTTGTATGGAAACAATATTAAAACCCCTGTTTTTGGTACTAACATTGATCCAGCAACCCCACAAGGAAAGTCGTTTATTCATAAAACAAAAATTCCAGCAGCCGAAGCATTGGCAGCACTTGACCCAACAAACAAAACATCTTATTTTGATTTGATTGGGTCTTCTGGGGGATTTGTAAATGACGAGGAGGAAGGATAATGCCAGTTAGTTCAGAAAGAGTTGTCAGAAGATTCGCCGGACCATCGCCCATAAATCCGGTTTATAAAAGTTGTATTGAAAATTTAGTTTCTTCGGGACTATATACATCTGCGTTGGATTATGGAGATGCGGTTAATCCTTCAAACGAGCACAATATTCTTCAATACAAAAATGGATTAGGAGTTCCGAAATCGGCAGTTCCTTTAGAGGTGCTTGTTGATTCTATCACAAAAGCAATCTTGACAAATATTAGAGATGGGTTGGCTGGTTCGGTAGATTCGGCGGTGAATATAAATTTCGAGAATACGTCGGTTGACAAAAATTTAGATACTATTAACAATTTACATTCGGCTATTGTTTGTTTGGCTAATGAAATAGCAACAATCAGAACTACATTAGCTGCTCTTTTACCAGAACCCGCTTTCTCAACAGCCGTAACGAAAGCTAACGCGGTAATTTTAGTAGACGACGCCACAAAGCATAAATTAAGCTAAATATTCCTATGAGTACAGCTGAAAAAAATGTTTGTAATATTTTAAGAGATACTTGGTATTCTCTTATTGCTTTATTGGACAATTTGAAAGATGTTCCTCAAAAGATATTATCGCAAATTCGTCAGTTGTTACAAAAGTTAAAGAATATAGTAAACGACGCGCTTGTTAAATATGCTCAAGAACTTGCAGATCTTATTAAATCGTATTTGAATCTTCGTAAAATAGATAATTCAAAAGCCAGAAAGTCTTTTTGTTCTTTGTTATATGCTTGTCTCCCGGCTATAAATAAACTAATTGAATTTGGTGTTATTCCTAAGAGTGTTGCTGATGAGATATTCGGGCCTAATCCAATTAAACAAGAGACATTAGAATCGTTGGGTATATATGGGGTTACAATTAACTCTAATTTTGATTTGTTTGAATATATTGCTTGTAGATTAAGCACGACTACCCTTTTGAATAATTACATTGATGGTATTATAAATTCGTTATTAGCTTATCTTCAGCAATTAGAAAAATTTCTTGACCCAGATTTTTGGTTGAACAATCATTATATTGGTCGTTTGATTAAGAGAAAGATAGCCGAATATGAAGCCTGGATGTCGTCACTTTTGAAAATCATAAATGATGATTTGGAACCATTCATGGATTGTGCGTTTGCTTCTTGTGATTTTGCTGTATCTACAAAGAATTTCTTAGATGATTTTAGTGATAAGATGGATTGTGAAAGAGAACAACCAAAATCCTTAACATCATTAGCATCTACGTGGAAAGTATCTAAAGAAAAAATGTTAGGGGAATTTAAGACGACTTTGGATAATACGAAAGAAATATTTCAACAAATTTCTGATGATGCTAATAAATCAAAAGAATCATTTAATGCAGCTAAGGCTGAAATCAAAAAAGAAAACAACAATCCTCAAATTACTCCAGAACCAATGGCGGATACCACAAACATTACTACACCTAAGACTAATAAATATCGTCGGCCCGTAATAGTTTATACTTCTGAGGATGCTTATGTCTAATTTTATAATAACTGATTATGCTATAGATTTATCAAAACAATCGCTAACAGTCTCGGATGTTTATGATAATCAAGCGATACTTCAATCTGTTGAAAATATTCTATTGACTATTCCAGGTGAACGAGTATTTGAGCCCGAGTTTGGAAGTGAGTTAATGACAACAGTTTTTAAGAATATTAATGCTCAGTCGGGTGAAAGATTATTAGACTCTTTAATTGCGTCAATAAATAAATGGGAACCGAGAGTAACAGTATTATCTAAAGATTGTAAACTTTATTTGAATCCAAGAGAAAACTCACTAACTATATACATTTCATTCATTATTAACAAATCATATGCCAAATCTGTTTATTCTAAAAAATTATCTTTCTGAAAGGATTTTAGTTGAATATTGTAATAGTTCCTTCGCATAACCAATCTAACAATATACAGAAAATTATAAAAGGATATGAGAATCAAACAATAAAGCCAGATTTGGTTTTATTTGTTTTTGACAGATGTTCAGATGATTCGAGAACAAGATTTTCGTCATTAAAAACGACATTAAATATTCGGTGTGCCATAAAAAGCACGGGGGATAATTTCTCAGCAGGAATGACGAGAGATGTTGGTATTTCATATGTTTTAGATAATTTCCCAGAATATAAAAACATCATTTTTACAGACGGGGATTGTATTCCTTCCCCAAGACTAGTTGAACTTCATGAAGAATGTCTTGGAAATTCATCAAACGCCGCTGTTTCGTGTGGACGTCGAATAATGATTTCTAAAGACGGAATACGGGAAGAGGATGAAAGAATTCAAAATGTTTGGGGAAATGATTATTCGTTCACAGATAAAAATGCCAGGCTTCTAGTTTCTAACCGGGTTGCTCTTGATTCGATTTTCACATATTCTTGTAATTTAGCATTCAACAAAAAAGCAATTGATTTGTGTAGAAAGATTAATTTCCAAATATCGGGAATTATGCGAGTTTTTAACCAAGAATTTGATGGATCTTGGGGTGGTGAAGATAATTTTATTTCAGATTGTATGTATAGAACAGGTAATAATATTTTGCTGACTTCTAAAGATTGTTGTGTTGAACATATTTGGCACGAACAATCTGATAAGACCGACGTTACAAAAAAGAGACAAATTCATAAGAAATTATCAAAACAACTAATGTATCATATAATCAATGGAGAGGTTCAAGGAAATTATATAGTTTTTGAAAAGAATAGAAATATAGGATTTGATAATGCTTTTAATAGAGAAGTAGCAAACATTCGTTGTATACAAAAAGAAGATTCTCAAGTTAATAGTATATTAGACAAAATTAAATTTCCGTTCAATTTATCTGATCGTGACGAGATTGCGTGTAAGTATATTTTGGCCCGAAATTATATAGTTGCTCAAGCTTCTCAGAATAACCCAAAACTAGATAATATAGATAAGATGGATATGTTGTACGATTTTCTAACATTTTCAAAACTATATCTAAGGAAAGATGAAATTATTTTTGAAGATTCTGAATACATTGAGAAGACCCGAGAAAGCATTGCTATTGAAACTTTGCTAAATAGTTCAAAGAGGATTTAACAATTGGACTCTAATTTTCTAAATTATTCAAACCTTTCGTATGGTGAAATTAAACAGAGTATTATTTCGAGAATGGCACAAGACCCAAGATTCTCTAACTTTACAGAATCTCAATTATATTCTGTTCTTGTTGAAATCTTCGCCGCGACTACAGATTTCACAAATTATTATATTGGGCGACGAGCGGAAGAATCATTTTTAGATTCGGCTAAATTAAGAAGTTCAGTAATAATGTTGTCAAAAATGCTTGGGTATGTGATTCAAAGACCTATTCCTGCAACAACATCTATTCAAATAAAAATAAAATCTGCGGGTGTTGGTGGGTCGCCTGTATTTACTCTCCCAAAAGGAACTGTATTTTCTTATGGTGGGTATAATTATGTTTTAAAAGAATCTATTACATACATATTGACACAAACAGATATTAATAATTTTGCTGCAAATCCTGATTATTATATTCTTCTCGAATTTTATGATAAATCTTCAGTGGGTGTGTTAAAACCAACTGAACAAATATCCGATGATAATAAAACTCCAATTTATCTAATTCAGGGGGATGTGGTAACTTATGATTTAGCCC